AAAAGGTCCGTTTAACTTTTACAAGCGTATACACAAGTGGGAAAAAGATGAAGATGGTAGCCGGTCATACAATCCGTATGAAAAGGTTGTACCGCGCATTGAGTCGGTTTCTGTATGGGACTTTTTCCCTGATCCGTCTGCTACAAACATTGAAGACTGTGAGTACATAATTCAACGTCATCGTATGAATCGGCAGCAGCTTCGTTCTTTAATTATGCGTCCGCATTTCGACGCTTTAGCTATCGAAGAAGCTTTAGCAAAAGGCCCAAACTACGAGGACAAGTATTACGAAGATACAATCCGCGAAGATGAGACGGAGCCATATTACCAAGAAAACCGTTTTGAAGTTCTGGAGTATTGGGGAACCTTAGACGCTAAAATGGCCTATGAAGCTGGTATGGAATCCGCCAAAGACATGGGTGAGTTTGATCAGGTTCAAGTAAACGTATGGATTTGCGGCGAACAAGTTCTTCGTTGTGTCATGAATCCGTTTATGCCAGCCCGTATTCCGTTCCAGTCGTTTCCGTTTGAGATTAACCCCTACCAACTGTGGGGTGTTGGTGTCGCAGAAAACATGGAAGATGCACAGATGCTGATGAACGGTCACGTTCGTATGGCAATCGATAACCTTGCTCTTGCAGGCAACTTGGTATTTGACGTAGACGAAGCAAGTTTGGTTCCCGGCCAAAACATGGATATTTTCCCCGGCAAAATATTCCGTCGTCAGTCTGGTGTGTCAGGCACCGCTATCAATGGCCTCAAATTCCCTAACACGGCACCTGAAAACATTCAGATGTATCAGATTAGCCGTCAGCTTGCGGACGAAGAGACAGGCATTCCGTCTATTATGCACGGACAAACAGGTGTGACCGGAACAGGTCGTACTGCTGCTGGTCTATCAATGCTTATGGGATCAGCAGGCTTGTCTATGAAGACAGTTATCAAGAATATTGATGATTACCTTCTCAAGCCTCTTGGCGAAGCTTATTTTCAGTGGAACATGCAGTTTAACGAAAAAGCTGAAGATATTGAAGGCGACCTAGAGATTAAACCACGCGGCGTTGCAGCCGTTATGCAAAAGGAAGTACGTACTCAGCGTCTAACCGCCCTTTTGCAAACCGTAGCCAACCCCATGCTTGCTCCGTTTATCAAAATACCTAACCTGATGCGTGAACTAGCTATCTCACAGGATATCGATCCTGATAGCTTGGTAAACGATCAGAACGAAGCACAAATTTACGCAAAAATGTTACAAGGGATGATGGCAAATGCTCAACAAGCCGCAAGCGCAGAAGCTGGCCCCGCTGCTGAACAGCAAGGAATGGCCCCTAATGGTGGAGTACCTTCAGGAGTTTCGGGAACTGATGATTCGGGGCGTGGTAATGGCACAATCGGAGTCGGAACTGCGCCAAGTGCAGGGGAAGCTGGCTTTAGTGGAAACACTCCTCAAATTGAAGAATAGCTACGAAGAGGTTGTCAAGAATGGCACCAGTTCTACCGACAATTAACATAGGTCCAAAAACCACCGTCGATATGGGCGATGTGTTTAAGCCTGTTGGCATTAGTGCAGAAGACTATGCAAGTCGTCGTGTAAATTATTTTACAGAAACTTTAGACACTACTATCAACGTCGATACGCCAGATGAAGAAGAAGATAACAATCAAGAAACAGCCTCGCCAAATATATATGGTGGTGATGATACTCCGATGGGCACAGGAGTTATGGTTAGCGGGGCAAATGCGGGTAAAAGTGTCCTACAGTCAGTCTTTTCAAATACAAAAAGCTTTGGCGTAACAGATATTGACCTCAATAGCGCAGCATTTAAGGGTACTGATCTTACCAAAAATGCTTTTTCAAACTACATGAGTTCTGTTACGAGTGAACTGGGCAGCATCGGAAAAGCAACAAAAGACGCAGGTATATTAGGTACTCCTACGCTTGGTTCCGTAGTAAAAGGCCGTAGTAGTGCTGTAGGATTGCCAAATGCTATGGGTCCAATTATGGGTGTAGCCGGACCAATAGGGGCAATGATGGCTGTTGGAACAGCCGCTGCCCGTGCTATGCAGGCTCGTGACGCAGCAGCGTTTATGGCAAACGATGGAAAAGCAGGTGCTGTATTTGAGTTAAATGGTATGCTCCTAACTCGCGCCCCCGGCTCGTTTCAGTACACTGGAAACATGCAGGGATACAGCAGAGAGCAAATGATGGCTTTTGAGGCCGTTAAGCTTGGGTATGTTCCCGGCACAATACGGGATGTAGAGGCTGCAAATGGTAAGTTTATCACGACAGGCGATAAACCCATATTTAACATGACTTCTGATGAAATGGTAGCTAGTGGTGGTGTGTATAACGCACAAACAGGAGCATTTACGACTCTAGACGGCACGGTAGTAGGCATAGGTAGCATGGAAGCCGCTAAAGCCTTAACAGATAAAGTCAATGCTATTACTGGCGGAACATTAAAACCATCGGCTGTTGCTAGAGCACGGAGTATGGTGGAAAGAACCGGCATTTTCGGCGGTGGCGGCGTAAAGGGTAAGACCTTTAGTGAAATTTTAACGGATATGGCCCGTGATTCTGCAACACCTGCAAGTAGACTGACTGGTTCTATCGGTAAACCAACAAGCTATAAAGAATTTTCTGATAGACTAGATAAACAGTACGAAGATGGCGGAAGCGACGACTTTGGGTTTACATCAGAGGATGTAGCTGCTGCTGCTGATGATGAAGCGGGTGATATTGCCACTACCAGTGAGCCAAGCGGCGGGTTAGACTTTAGCGAAGAAGGTTTGGCTAGAGGTGGCCGTGTGGGGTATGCTCCCGGTGGCAGCGTAGACGACGACGCCTCTGACGATGAGATGGGCGACGTGGCAACAATGGAGTCATCCTACAGTGCCGATCCTGACGCATTCTCCGACGAAGATGCGGGAATGTTGACAGTTCTGAAAGTGACAGCCCTAGTAGCACTATTAGCGAACAAAAAAGAAATGCCCTGCAAGATATTCGCGTTAATGTGATTGACGCTATCCAGAACAGACCTATGAGTGCGGGGCAAAGAACAGCTTTGAATGCTCAAATGGCCGGAAAGATGCCTTCTATTGAAGAGTTGCGTGAAACTTACACCCGCAATCTTGGAAAGGCAGCACCAGAAAAGCGGGATGTGTTCGACCTAGAAAACTGGAATAGTTTTAAGAGTTTTCTTAACGACTTCGGAGCAGGACTTTTGCAAGCCGGTACAATGGTTGCGTTAGGCGGCTTAAAAGAAGGTGGTCGTGTTGGGTACGCACCCGGCGGCGGGGTGGGACAACCAGCAGAGTTTGTAGGCGGTAAGCAATCCCAGCCAGACGCTGTTAGTGTAGCAGATGACCAGCCTCGTGACGTGCAAGAAGGTAGCTTTGTAATCAACGCGGCTGCAGCAGACTTTGCTGGACGTGATGACATTGAAAAGATGATTCGTCAGGCTCTTGCAAAGACGGGAGATGTCGGACAAACAGGTCGTAGCCAAGAAGTAGCTATCAATGTGTCAAAGGGTGAAGTTATCATTCCAGCGCATCTTGCAAAAGTGATTGGCTATGATCGCTTAAACAAAATTAACAATCGTGGAAAGAAGGAGATTGCCCGTCGGCAAGAGGCTGTAGGGGGTGGCTTCATCGATAGAAAAAAGTTCGCTGAAGGCGGTCTTATACACGAAGAACTAAGACGGCTGGCTTCCCCGACAGAGGGTCTAGAAGGAATTATAGATACACCTTCACCTGAATACAAATCTGGCGTTGAATTTGGTGATATTGAAACAGGATTCGACCTACTAGGCTTAACCGACTTTAATAAGCTACTACAAGCGGGCCTTCGTGATAAGCGTACAATGAGTGACTATGTAAGTATGTCACCTGAATCGCACGTAGAAAACAGCTATTCTACTATGGGGTTTTATAAAACAAATCGCCCCGATCTAAAGCCTGATGCAACTCAGTCTTCATTACATTCTGCTGATTATTTATCTCCAGATACCTTGATACACGAACTGATGCACAAAGGTGCAGACAGATTGTCACAAGAGATAGAAGCCGGGAACGACACTTTTATAAAGAGTATATATGAAAACTTACGGGGCGAAGGACTAGCAGGTTTTGGCGAAGCAGAACACAGATACATTCAAGGCGTTGTAAATCTTGCTATGATGGACAGGCTTCTTTCGTCAGATGAAAGAATTAGAGAAGTATATAAAAATAAACATCAAGAAACTTTGAATCATAAAATGCTTGGCCTCAAGCCTTACGATGAAGCATACGCTTTACAAAGAACAAGAAAAGAAATCCTGTTAGACGAAATAAACAGGGTTGCTGAACTGTATATGACAGATGCACAAAAACAAGATATTGGTGATGTTGTAACTGGTTTCGGATTTGAGGCAGGGCAGGTTTCAGAAACATTTAAGGATAAACTAACTGGTGAAGATATTTCGTATTTAAGTCAGTGGAAAATATCACCTCAAGAAAGTTTAGATGATATTCCTTTAAGCAGTATTAAAAATCTGTTTAATTACGTAAACGGAGTGATGGTAGTAAGCGACCAAAACACCAGAGACTTTAAAACTATGGTAGATGGTAGGCGCAGTGATAACAGGGAAGATATGAACCTTCCCCCAGCCACATCAGCAGGAATGTTTGATATTTCACCAGAAGATATTGCGCCGCTACCGAAAGCGGAAGGTGGTTTTGTTCTTCCAAAGCGAAAGCCAAAGCATGAAGCCCTTGCTGATGTAGAGTTAAGAGCAGACCTTGAAGAGTTTATTCAAACCGATCCTCTTGCTCGTTTAGGGTGGAATCTCTATGAAAATAGAGATGTCGATATGGTAGCGGTTGTTCTTCCGGGTCGTGAGGGTATGGAAGTATCAGTAGGCGGACAATACTTTCCTAAAGAGGGGTTAGGTAAAAAATCAAATCTACGAAAAGATTGGCAAGGCTTTATCTTTCAACAGAACCCTAATAAAAGAAACATTCTTCCCGAAGACAAGCCTTCTATTACATACCTAACAGGAAAAGCTGATAACTATGGTAGGTACGATGACATCAACACAATGTTACACGAGTTACGACATCACGCATTAAGATATATGCAAAGCAAATATGATGTTCCTCTCACCTCTCTTCCTAGAGAAGAGACAATGATGGACTTCCAAGACTACGCGAATAGAAAGCAAGCAAGAAAAGTAAAAGAAAGCATCCCAAAAAAGCACACCGAAAAAGAAAAAGAACTAAGAAGCAAAAGTGCTTGGATGTCTCCCAGTGTCGGCAGGGATGTTGCAAAGTATCAAGAGATAGCAAAGATAATTCTCAAGGAACGCAAAGTTCCACCCTATAAAAAACCCAAAGAAATATCCAGCTTTATGGAACGTGTTGGGAACATACTAGGGTTTTAGAGATTCGCTGGCTACCCGCAATCATGCGGCCCCAGCACAACCGAAGCGGCTACCCACAGCCATGTGGCCCCGCATAAAGAGGTAAAACAATGGCAAAAAAAGTAAGAGGCCACCGCGCCAATAAAGCAAACGATTCATTTGGAACCATCAATAACGACAGTCTTTATAAAGGTAAATACCGTGAAGAAGTCTACGAAGATGATGACGATGAAGTAGAAGCCCAAAGTGACGCTGACCCCGAAGAAGTTTCGGCTACTCAGCAAGACGAAGCCGGAGACAGTTTTGTACAAACAAAGACTGAAGAGCCGGAATCACACGACTACAAGAAAAGGTACGATGACTTAAAACGTCACTATGACGCAAAGGTCAACGAATTTAAGCAGGAGATTGACGAACTTAAATCTGCAGTCCGTACTCGTGATGTTGAAATGCCTAGCGGTATTCCAATGCCAAAGACGATGGAAGAACTGCAAGCCTTTAAGGATCAATACCCTGATATTTTCGAGGTCGTACAAACTGTATCTGCGATGCAAGCACAATCTCAAGTTTCCCAACTGCAAGAAGAGATTGGCGTGATCAAAGAACGGGAAAAGAACATGGAGAAGCAGAAAGCCTATGCTGAACTTCTACAGCTTCATCCTGACTTTGATGAGATTAAAGCAGACGATGATTTCTTGTCATGGCTAGATGAACAGCCAGAGTCTTTAAGTGATGGCATCTACAAGAACAATACCAATGCTCGTTTAGCGGCAAGGGTGATTGATCTCTACAAAGCTGATAAAGGTATCAGCAAAAAACCGAAACAGACCAGATCAAAAGACAACGATGCAGCAGCCGCTGTAACACGTCAAACCCCTAAAGAGTTATCTACACAGGATGGCAAGGGTAAGATTTGGAAAGCTTCACAAATCGGCAAGATGAAACCGTGGGAGTTCGAGAAGCTGGAAGCTGAACTCGACGCTGCACGGGCTGAAGGCCGAATAGACTACAACTCTTAAACCTCAAATGAAGGAAGGAAAAGCAGATGGCTTTTAATCGCGCTGCAGGTTATAATAACCTACCTTCTGGCAACTTTACGCCAGAAATTTTCAGCCAAAAAGTTCTCAAGTTTTTCCGTCGCGCTTCGGTTGCTGAAGACATCACAAATACCGATTACGCTGGCGAAATTGAGAACTACGGCGACACGGTTCGCATCATTAAAGAACCAACAATCACCGTATCCGCATACTCACGCGGTTCAACGGTAAACCCACAAGACTTGGCCGACGATCAAACTACTATGGTT